GATCTTGGTCAGGGTCGGGCGGTTTGCGTCCACGATGGTTTTGACCAAGGTGTTGCTGTTGTAGGTGCGCCTTGCTATATCCGCGATCGTTTCGAACGGCTTGGTCACAGTGGTCACCGGGGTTCCAGGCTTGTTTTCCCCGGTGGTGTTGGGTTTGAGGGGCTTGCTGGGCCGGGATGGCTGCGGCGGGGCGGTGGAAGGGGTGGCCGGCGCAGGCTCCAGAACGATGTGCCGCATCAGGATGTAGCCTTGTCCGTTTGCTCCGTTAATGTGCGGGGTCATGTAGTAGGCTCCTGACTGGCCTACGATCTCTATGCGACGGTCGTGGCCCCAGTAGTCCAAAACGCGGGCGTCGGCGCGCGGCTCGTACAGGACGGGCACGGCGCCGTTGGTGTTGCTCAGGCGAATGCGTCCCCACCTGCTGGGGGTTGTCTGTCCAGGCGCCGGCTTCGGCGGCGGGGCCGGGGGTGGAGGCGCGGTCTTTATGGTCAGCGCCCTTTTCATGGTCAGGGTGATGTTGTAGTTGACGTTGCCGACGCCTGTGTATTCGTAGTTGAAGCTCTCGATGAATACATCCTTGTTGATCGTCGCCTCGGTGACCATGAAGGCGAGGGTCTGGCCCTTGCGCACCCAGTCTTCGATTTGGGCGATGATGCTTTTCGGCTCCCTCCAGGCCGTTATGAACGGCATGCTTCGCATGTTCGGGCCTGGGAGGGTGCCGTTCCAGGAGTAGCCGATGAGGTTCGTTCCGCGCGGGATTTTGATTTCGCCGACGTTGATGATCTGGGATGCGATGGTCATGGCGCCTGTGCGCACGTTGAGGCTGTCCGGGAGGAGCGGTATTTGAAGCCGCTCGCCCGATGGCTTAGCCGTTAGGTACATCTGCATAGCCGTTCCTCCCTTCAAGCGGGCATGTTGCTGAGGATGTCTTCCAGCTCTGCGGCCATCTGGCTGCCGAGCATGTCCACGATTTCCTTGATGTTGGCGCGAATCTTGTCCATCACGCCTTCTGGGTTTTCGCTCTCAATCTGGAAGACGGGGTTGGAGTTAACGCTGACGGAGACCGTTACTCCTGCCTTCTGGGGCGCGGGTGCGTAGGCCGATGCGCGGCCTTCCGCTTCTTCGCTGTCTCCGATCTGGGATAGCAGGCCCGCGTATGGGGCCACGATGCCGCCCTCTGCAAACTGGCCGACGCCAAGCGCGCGGCCTGCTGCCAGCCAGAGATCGAGACCTCTGTTCCTGCGCTTTGCGCTCAGGGGGATGATGGCCTCTGGGCCATCCTCCGCTACCCAGGACAGGAAGGCGCCATCGTAGATGCCACCCATGGCGTTCTTGGGCAGCTGGCCCTGCGGTGGTGCTTCGCCGTTGGTCTGGTAGTTTGTGGTGACGGTCACGGTTGCGGTCTTTCCATCGAGCTGTGCGACAGCATCGCGCAGGGCATCAATCTTTGCCTGGGTGCCGCTGGACACGCCGCCCAGGGTCTCCAGGGCGCTATGCAGGGCCGTGGTGTCCACCTTGCTGATGTCCACCTCTTCGATGGATTTGAGGGCTTCTCCGATCTGCGTGTAGCTGCTGATCTTGTCGAGGTTCATGGCGTCCAGCGCCTTGTTGACGTCACTGACCGCCTGGGCTTGCGCCTTCATGTCCTCTTCGCTGGTGCCGAACGGTGTCGCCGCCTGGACGGTGCTGATGCGCTGTTTTGCCTCTGCGACCAGCATCGATGATTCAGCGATCTTCGCCATGGAGGTCGGGTCGGTCTTTTCCGCCGGGGTGATGTAGTTGGTCTGCGCGTTCAGGTCATTCAGCTTGGTCAGGGCGTCCATGAACAGCTGCGTGCCGGTGGTGTCCAGGTTGCTGAAAGCGGCGGCAGCGTCTTCGATGGATTTGCCTTGCAGGTTTGATCCTTGGAAAGTTTCGCCTGCCACGAGGTTCTTCTCGTTGGTGTATTGGCCTACGAGGTTCGCGTTTTGTTGTTCAAGGAGGCGCTGTCTTTCGGCGGTTATTTCTTGTAGTCTCTGTTCCTCTTTCATTAGGTCTTGGAGAACAGTATCGAACGCGCCTGCGCCTTCACCTCCGAGGCCCATCGCTGCAATAATGCCGATCGGGTTGATCATGGTATATTGGCCGACCTCGTCCATTATGCGCTTCTCCAGCGCTCCGTCTCGGTTTATGAAGTTTGCTTCGCTCCATGCGTCATACGCATCGTAACTCATGTAATTCTTGTTGCTGGGGTCGAGTTGCGTCCTTGCGTACTGCGATGCGTCTTGCGCAAACCATGTAGCCACGTCTGCCTGGATAGATGCAAGGTTCGCCCTGGCTATACTGGCGGTGTCCTGGGCAGCTTTTGCTGCGTCATAGTCGGTTTGGTATCTTGCCCGCATCTTTTCTTGCTCTGGCACGGTGGCCTGGCCTTCAAAGACGGCGGTGCGCAAGTTCGCCAGGTCGGTGTCGGCTTTTGCCTGGATTGCCGCTTCTGCCTGGGCCACACGCTCTTCGTTTACTCGTCCTGCTTCGATGTCCTCCTGCGTTATGACACCGCCGCTGGGGCCCACCAGATGACCATACAGGGTTTCCAGTTCCTTGTTATAGTTGGCGAGCTGGTCTGCGCTTATGCCCTGGACGGCCACGTTAAAGACCAGGTTGTTTTGCCCTGCCATCTGGCTTAGGGCGACTATCTCCTGGATGTCTTGGTCGGTGTAGCCTTGCTTTTTCAGCTCCGCCGTGAGGACTGCTGTCTTGGTCTCGATGGCGACGTATTCTCTGGACAGCTGCGTCACCTGCTCCGGGGTCAGGTTGCCGCCTTGTAGCAGCAGGGTCAGCATGACCTCTTTCTCCTTGAGCGCTTGCCATTCGGCGAGGCCCTCCAGGGTGCTTGTGTCAACGCTGGCGATCTTGATCGTGGTGGCGTTCAGATCTGCCTGCACCTGGGTGAGGGCGCCTTCGCCCAGGCTCGCGCCCTGCAGGAGCAGGTCCAGCTGGATTTTGCGACCTTCTGCGCCTGTTATGTCCGTGATGAAGGTGTCGATTTGCGCCTGTGTCCAGTTAGTTCCCTTTTTGAGGGTGGTGCTGATTTCCAGGGTGAGGTCGTTGGTGTTTCTTAGGTTGGTTCTCAGCCCAGTGATGTCGGTCTCGCTCAGGCCGTATGATTTCAGCTTTGCTTCGACCTCGACCTCGAAGTCTGTGTATGCTGCCAGCCCGGTTCTCAGTGATGCGATCTCTGCGTCGGTCAGGCCGTAGCTCTTGAGCTTCGCTTCCACGTCTGCCGTGAGGCCGTATGTGAGCAGGGTTGTTCTGATTTCTGAAATCTCCGCCTCGGTCAGCCCTGCACGCTTGAGCTTCGGGATGATGTCGATGGTTGGGTCTGCCTTGGTCAGGTCGGTCAGCAGGATTTTGATGTTGGTGATTTCTGCATCGGTCAGGCCGCCTCTTGAAATCTTGAGCTTGATCTCTTTGACGCGGTCGATGGTGTTTGTCGCTTCCAGGGCTTCGGTCGCGCTGGTCTGGTAGTCCTTCCAGGCCTGTGCGCCTGCTTCGCTGTTGGTCATGAGTTCCTGGCGGTGGCGCTCCTGGGCGTCGTTGTGCAGTTTGAGGCCGATGCCGACGGCTGCCAGGGCCGCTGCTGCTGCCCAGCCCCATCCGGGGATTGCCGAGAGCGCTCCCTTGATGCCGGCAAAGACGCCGACGCTCTTGGCGGCACCTGCCGTGGTAGCCGCCGTGGCCACCGTCGCGGTCGCTGCGCCGGCCGCTTTTGCGGTTGCGGACACGCCAAACAAGGCGGTTTTTAATCCGCCGAATAACTTGATGCTTCTAAATATGCCGCCACCCAGCGACAGGGCGCCCTTCCCGAGCAGGAAGGCAGAAATCAGGCCGGTGCCGCTGGCGTTTCCGGTGAGCATGCCGCCTGCATCGCGCATAAGGGCGCCGATGATGGACGGTATCTTTTTTGCAATTGAGCCCAGGTCGAGCGACTTGAAGAAGGTGCTCACGAAGGTTTTTGCTGCTTCCGCGCCCGCCTTCGCCATGCCGGTGATGTTCAGGCCCTCGAAGTCTATCTCCCGGCCTGTGAATGCCGCGGTGATGCCGGTGGCGATGCCGCGCAGCATCTCGCCGGCGGTCTTTGCGATGCGCTCGACGATGGCCAGCACCTTTGTCTTGCCGCCGCCATCCCACCATTTCTGCATGGGTTCCGCGATGATCTTGTCCCAGGCGACGAAGAACTTCGCGGCGAAGCCGTCTGCGTTCTTGAAGTCGTCGCTGGCGAACACTCCCTTGATGTGCTGGGAGACGCGCTTGATGGCGTCGATCGCCTTGTCGGTGAAGGCCATGACCTTCTCCTGGATCATCGGCATCTTGCCTGTAAACCATTGGATGAACTGGCGGAAGTATGGGTTCAGCTTTTCCATCAGCTCAAACTGCAGGGTTTCAAACGCGCCGCTTAATTCCTCGATGTCGCCGGCGAGGTTGTCGAGGCGAATCTTTGCCATGTCTGCGGCTGCGCCTGCGCTGCCCTCCAAGCTCTTCTGGAAGGCTTCGTAACTGTCCGCGCCCTGCTCAATGACGCCGAGCCATGCGGAGGACGCGTATGTACCGAATAGGGTTTCCGCTGCGTTCAGGCGCTGCTCCTTGGTCAGGGTGGAGAAGCTGGTCTGCAGGTCGCGGACGATGGTGCTCATGCCCTTCATCGTGCCGTCGCTGTTGCTGAATGACAGGTTCAGATCGTTCATGAGCTTCGCTGCCTGCTTGGTCGGGGTGGCCATGCTAAGCAGGGAGGAACGGATAGCGGTACCCGCCATGCTGCCCTTGATGCCTGCGTTGGCCATCTGGCCGGTGAGGGCCGCGACCTCTTCCAGGCTCAATCCGAAGCCCTGGGCGATGGGCGCTGCGTACTTGAGCGTTTCGCCCATCATTTCGATGTTGGTGGCGCTGCTGGTAGCAGTCTTTGCGAAGATATCCGCGACGCGGCTGGCGTCCTTCGCCTCGATCTTCATGGCGCGCATGACGGTGGCCACGATGTCGGACGCGGTCGCCAGGTCTGCGCCGCCTGCCGCTGCCATGTCCAGCAGGCCCGGCATGGCAGATATGACTTCGTTTACTTGCCATCCGCTTTGTCCCAGGTACTGCATGCCCTGGCTGACCTCGGATGCGCTGAACACGGTTGAAGCGCCGAGGTCTTTCGCGGTCTGGTTAAGCCGTTTGAACTCTTCGTTGGTAGCGCCTGTGAGGGCGCGGACGGCGCTCATGCCTTTCTGGAAGTCAATAAAGCCGCCGATGGTGTCCTTCGCGCCCAGCCCTATGCCAGCGATGGACAGCGCGATGCTGATGGGGCTGGTGATCATTCTGTACAGCGATCGGAAGGGGGCGGTCACCTTGTCAAACAGGGTCACGGTGATGCGCCACGCCTTTGACACCAGGCTCTTTGCGCTGGCGCCGATCTGCTTGAGGATAGGGCTCGCCCTGTCGATTGCCTGCATGATCAGTTGGAACTTCTCCTTGAACATGCCTCGCAGGGTCTTGTTGGATTTCTGGACGCGCTTTTCGAAGGCGTCGGTCTGCTTCCCGGCGTCGTCTGCTGCCTTGCCGGCTTCCTTGAGCCCGGCAGCGGCGCTCTTCGCGCCGTCTGCCAGGCCGTCGGTGGCGCTTGCGGAGCTGCTTTTCAGCTTCTCCACGCCTTTTAGAATCTTCGAGAGGGTCTCGTCGATCTTGTCCAGGGCGCCCTTGTCCGTCAGGTCAATGGCCTGGATGGGTATCTCGATGCGGAATACCTGTTCTGCCACGACGGGATCACCTCCTTGCGCTGTTTCTGCTGGCCGCTTCGGCCTCTGCTTCGAGTTGGATGGTCATGCTCTGGAGCATGAAGGTTCGTATTCCGCGCGGCTTCCTCATCACGGCATCTGGCGGTATGCCCGTTCTTTGGAAGATGTGGTGAAGAAGCAGCGCGTTTCCGCCAGAAAGGATTAGTTTTTTACTGTTTCGTCGTAGCTGTCGTTGTTGTCGTCATCGTCGTCGTGGTAGCCGGAGAGGATTTCGATGCGCTCAACGATTGCCGCCTTCTTGCCGGCCAGCGGGATCAGCTTGTCGACCATGTCGACGCCGGTGATAACGTCGCAGGCTTTCCAGAAGCGCTGGTTGTTCCAGAGCTTTTCGCGGTCTTCCTCGACGGTCGCGGTCAGGATCAGCTCGCTGTGGTAGCCGACGGTGTTGGTGCTCTCAGGCAGGCGCATGCCGCCCAGGCGGCGGTTCTTCGCGTACCTGGTGTGGCGCTCCCTGCAGCGATCCCATTCTTTTTCGGAGAGGGCTCGGATGCGGAAGCGGATGACCTGGCCCGCGAAGTCCAGCTCGATGGTTTCGGTGACTTCCTCGTGGATGTTGGGGTTGGCCAGGGCGCGCAGGATGGCGTCTTCGTTCATGATGAGCGCCTGCTGCTTCTCTTCCTGGGTCATGGGGGCTTCCTGCTTGTTCTTGGTCTCCTTGATTTCCTTGGCGTCCATGGTGATTCTCCCTTCACTTATTTCTGGCTATGCGGCCAAAGATGCCCCGCAGGGGCTTTCCCTGCGGGGCTTTTGAGGTTCCTGGTGGTGTTATCGGTTCTGCAGCAGGCTCTGCAGGTCGGGCGGGCGGTTGACGATGAACGACCAGTTGCGCTTGTACAGCTCGCCGACCGTCATGTTCTGGATGTCGATGGTGCCATCGGGGACGCAGTCGCGATAGACGACCTGCTCTTCGCTGCCGTCGTAGGGGCTGCGCATCATTCCCCGGAAGTTGTAGGAGGGCATCCTGTGCTGTGACAGTCCCTTGATCAGGTCTTTGAAGAACTTACTGTCTTCAACGATGATCTCGGTGAAGGTGAGGGTGACCTTGTAGCTGGTCATGGTGGAATGCTCCTGGGCGTCGCCCAGGGGCTGGTAGGTCGCGTTGTTGATGGCGACCTGGGCGGTGAAGTTTTCCATGGTGGCCATAAGCTGGCCTTTCTCGTCAAACATCGCGCCGTCTTTGCCGGACATGACCTTGCGAACATCAACGACCGGGCGATTGTTCAGAATAGACATGTGCTGTTACTCCTTTCTTTCCTGCGCTTACGCCTCGGTGAAGCGGAAGCGGTAGGTGATGTAGACCTTCTCGATGCTGTCGAGGTCGAGCACGTCGATCACGAACCAGGCGCTGTCGCCCTCTGCGGGGTTCTTGGGGTCTTCCTTGACCTCGCATGAGAGCAGCTTGCCCTCCGCGATCATCAGCTGGCCGACGCCGTTCGCGATGGCGATGAAGGTCTGCCGCCCGTTGCTGTCGTTGTTGACGGTGCCGATGATACCCTCTGTGCTGGCCAGGATGCGCTGGATCAGCTCATAGCGGGTCTTGGTGCGCCGGATTTTCTTCCAGCCTGCGTCTTGGTCGGCGCTCAGGGTTGTCAGGGTGTTGATGCCCTGCTCGATCCACACGACGCCGGTGGCGCTTGCGGTGAGCACAAGGGCGCCGCCCAGGAGGGCCGCCTCGACCTGGGTGTGGGTCAGCGGGCCTGCGACGGTGTGCGCACCCGGAACGGGCGCGTGGGTGAGGCTCTGGTTGCTGGGAACGGCGGCGACCATGCCGGCGATCTTCGCGGCGATGTTGAAGCCGTCCACCAGGGAGCCATCGGGGCTGTACTCGCCGTTCAGAACGTAGATCACGTTCTCGCTGTTCATGGCGGTAGCGTTCGCCTGGCGGGTTGCCAGGGGTACGCTGATGGGCTCTCCGATGACCGCCTGCGCCATCTGGCCGGCGTTGGTCACGCGGGTGATGAAGCTCTTCACCAGGGCGTGGATGGCGGTGTCGCTGCTGTCAACACACAGGGTGTTCCAGGCGTCCGCTTCCAGCACCGTGAAGGCGTCGGAGTAGTCCATTGCGGCGATGGTGGGCGAGGTTCCGGCGGTGGTGAACGCCTTCTGGGACAGCGCTTCCAGCGCGCCGTTGCCTTCGTCCAAATGCTGCGCTACGACGACGGCCTCCGGGTTGGCGTTCAGGGCGTCGACCACGGCCTGCGCTTCAGCGGCTCCCTTGGGGAAGGTGACCTTCGTCAGCTCCTTGGTGCCGCTGTAGATGATCAGGTCGCGCTTGTTGGTGGGGTCGCCCAGGTTGTCGCGGATGGTCGCGGCCAGGGGGCGGGCGCCGGGGTGCTTGGCGGTCAGCTTGACTGCGGGCACGGGGGTGTCGGCGGTGTCGTTGATGGTCAGAGCGGCTGCGGTGCCGCCTCTGCCGACGCGCACAACCTTGACGGTCTGCGCGCCGCCGTCGAAGATTTTGTTGATGATGGCGGTGTTGCTATTCGCGCCGCTGTCATCGCCGAAGTTGTCGTAGATTTCGGCGGGGCTGGAAAGGTTGACGACCTGTCCCAAAGGGCCCCAGTTGGCTTTGAGCGCTACGGCTACGGTGCCGTTGATGGCGCCGGCCAGGGGGTCTGCACCTCCTTTGGTGGTGCGGAAGTAGATGCCGGGGCGGATTTTCTTTTCGCCGACGGTGTAATTACCGGCCATGATTAGACCTTCCTTTCTGCGAACGCTTTAACGACCTTTCGCGCCTGGTCGATGCTGGTTTCCGTGATGCCTGCATGGGTGAGGGCCGCCGATACGATGTCTGGCGGCTGGGTGAAGATGGCGGTCGCGTTCTCGATGATCTCGCCGACGGGGTAAATGTCTTCCTTCGGCTCGACCTTTGCGGGTTGAGGTTGTGGCGCCGCTTTCACGGGCTGCGGCTTTGTGGGCTTCTCTTTACTCATGTCGCTTAACTCCTTTATTTCTACACGCCGTTGATGGCCGTGTTGATGTTCCTGAGCTTCGGCTCTGCTGCTGGGTTTGCGTACCAATCGCGCAGGATGCCGTAGCGTGCTCGGGCCGCGATCTGCCCTTGTCGCAGGTAATTCATCTGCGGCATCATCGTCAGGTTGTACAAAAACAGCGGCGAGCCGTCCTCCATGGGGACGTGGTTGATCTGCGACGCCGTTGTGTTGATCTGCGAAAGCACGGCCAGGCGGTCGGGTGCGTTCCTGGCGTAGACGTGGCCTTCGATGAGGGCGTCCATCCAGGTCATGGCGTGCTTCTGCTGGTGCATGCCCTGGGAGGCGATGCGCCAGTAAACGACGGGCTGATTGCGCGACGGCTCGATCCATCCGTCGAAGGTGTCCAGGCCGATGACCGTCGCCTGCGGCAGCAGCTCCTTCGTCCATTCGTTCAGCGCCTTGATGGGGTCGGGCGTGGTGGTGACCTGGGCTGGGAAGGCGATCAGGTCAAAGGTCAGGGTGATGCCCGTGGTTTCCAGCGTTTCGTCTGCCTGGTTTCTTACCTGCCAGGCGTCGCTGCGAAGCCATGCGATGCAGTAGGTGTCGTCCTCCGCGCGCACGAAGACGGCGTGGAGGATTCTGCGCAGCTGCATCTCGATGGTCTCCGGCTCCACATCGTTTGCGAAGTCGCACCAGACGTGGATGGTGAGGATGCCGCTTGTGTTGCGCGCTGGGTCTTCCTGCAGGCCGATGGTGAAGTCGATGCGCGGGTACTGTGGCGCTCCCCATTTCCCGTCGTTTGCTGGTGCCGCTTGCTGGTAAAAGACCGCCGGGCGGTTGTCGTATCTGGCAATCAGGGCGGACAGCCCTGCGTCTGTGGTCAGGCGCTCGAACAGCATTTGGTCAAGTTGCATTGGTGTCCTCCCTTGCTTATATGCTGACGCTGAACGGCTCGTTCATGATCTGCTCGATGGCCGGGCCTGCCTGCTCTACGATTCGCTCCTTGTATGGGCGCGCCGCCATGCGGCTTGTGCCGCTTTCCAGCAGCGGCGCATACGGCACGCTCGTTTCAATCGCGGCGACGTTGGGGTCTGCCTGGATCGGGCGGAAGCTGCCCATCAGGGTGCTCGTTCTGGAGGCGGGCGGTTCTCCGGGTGCCGACGCGATGTAGGTACCGCCGTTGGGCTTGCGGTAGGATCGGCCGGAGCGAGGGCCTGACAGCACTTCCATAGACGTGTTTTTCAGGGCGATGGAGCATCTTGTGGCTCTAATCGGGACTTGAGCTTCTATCTGGCCAACGATGCTGGCCACGATTGTCTTGATGCTGACGCTCACGTTCGATCATTCCTTTCCTCGCAGTAGTACATCGTGTGGATGTCCATCTCGCCTTTGTTGTGGACGGCCTGGACGCGGAAGAACCGGGTCTCCTTGCCGTTCTTGAAGAGGGCGAAGATGTTCCCTTCCGCCGCCTGCGGGCTTCCGCGCTGCAGGATGCGGTGGGTGACGAGGACGCCTCTCTGGTTGTAGGCTTCGCGTTCCTCCGGCTTTGCGACGGAGAGGATGCAGCTGAGCTGCGCTTTTGCTGTCTGGCCCGTCTTTTTGACGCGCCCTCTGCTGCTGGTCTCCGTCTCCGTCTCGTACACGTTGAAGGTCTTCGGGAAGCTCTCGGGTCGGGTCGGGCCGATTAATCCGAACCTCATAGCTTCTTGTCTCCCTTCTCCGTGTAGGGGCTTTGCTGCATGCCGCTGTAGAAGTAGTGGCCCTGGTCTGGGCCACGCATGCCGTCGGCGATGCTTCCGGAGATGGGGACGGTGGTCTCGAGGTCTTTCTTTGCCGCCTCGAGCATCTTTCGCCAGCGCTCAGCGCGTTGGTCGAGCTTGAAGGATGTGCCGTCGTCGCTCCAGTCGGTTTCGAAGGACAGGCGGTTGCATACGGCCTCGATCAGCCTGTACTTCGCGCGCTTCCAGCTCCTGGGATACGCTTCGATCATGGCTGTGATCTCTTCGTCAGCCAGGAAGGCGGTCGCTCCTTCTCCGTCCACCAGGGTGTCGCCGAGCTGGAAGCGCATCGCGTCCTTCCCTTTTTCGCTCACCTTGGAGGGGTCGTATGTGTAGGCCATTTAGCTGACCGCCTTCCTGGGTTTGGGCGCTTGCCGTTTTGCGGGCTTCTGGGGCGGTTTTACGGGGCTTTCGGCCCTGGGGGTATCATTGGTCGGCTTCGCCTCTTTGCGCGCGTCCTGTGCCGCCCTGGGCTGCCTGGCTGGGGCTTCTTCGATGATGCCCATGGCCAGCAGCTTGGGGATGCGGTCTTTGACGAGAAGGTCGTGCGGGATTTCTTCCCCGGCGCTTAGTTGTGCGCCGTTCAGAATGCACGGCTTCTTGCAAATGTATGTTTTCACGCCTGTCTCCTTTCTCGTGATTTATGAATGCACCGTTAGGCGCGCTTTGCGCCGTGCATGGGGTCTGTCCAAAATCAACACCGGGATGTGTGTGTTGAGAGGTGGGGCGATATTGGTGGTGCAGTGCTGATTTCCATGCACGGCGAGCGTGCCGCCATTGTGCGGAGGCCACAATCGGCTGCGCTTATAGCGCGGTGCGGGTGTCGGTGGTGTTGGTTACACGCACTCCGTGAGGAAGGTGCCCAGCTCGTCGCAGACCTGCTTGCAGTCGTAGCTGATGAGGCCCTCGATGAACTCGGTGTGGGTGCCCTTCTCGCCCTCGAACTGGTCGAAGGCCAGATATTGGCCGTTGCCCAGCATGTCCCACGCGAAGGTGTAGCCGGCGGTGGGCTCGTCGATGGCGGCGTTGGGGGCGGCGTAGGCCAGCAGGGCGCCCTTGCTGTCGCACACGAACTGCATGTCTTCCTGGCCGTAGCCACCCCTATTGTAGACGCTGTTGAGCACGACGACGCGCTCGATCTCCAGCAGCTGTGCCAGGACGTTGGTGTTGACGGTCGCGGGATTGGCGGTGCTGCCGCTGTACTTCACGCGGTCGATGATGTCGGGGTTGATCTTGAGCGCCTCATAGGCTTCCACGCCGAGGGCCAGCACGTTGGGCTTCCTGCGCCCGGCCAGCATCATCTCGTTCTTCAGCTTGCCGAAGAAGCTCACGGGGTCGAAGTTGGCGTCGTTGAATTTCAGGAACTGCTTCCCGGTGGGGCTGGCAGCGACGCCGGTGTACTCGTTGCTCCAGATGCCGGGCTTGAAGAAGCCCTCAGCGAACATCCTGTCCATGTGGAGCTTCAGCTGCTCCGTGGCCAGGCGAATCTTCGCCCTGCGAGGATCGGCGATGCCGGGGGTGCCGGCGCGTTGGTAGTTGACGGCGCCGATCTGGTCGATGCCGATGATCACCTGGTCGACCTCGCAGTTGTACAGGTCTTGCGTGGTGCCGAAGAGCATCGGGGTGACCTTGCCGAAGCGGGGCTTGCGCTGCACGTTGTCTCGGGCCAGGTCGGCCTTGTTGAACTTGTAGAAGTGGCTGGTGCTCAGGGCCACGGGGACGATGGGGAAAACGAACGGCGCGACGAACCAGTCGTCGGGCTGAAAGTGGGCGACGCTGAGGTTCGTCAGGTAGTTGTTGGGCTTCCAGCCCTTGCTGATGGACAGCGCGATGTCGGTGTTGCTAAGCATGGTGGTTAATTCCTTTCTCTGCTTTTTCGGTTAGGCCGTGATGCGGCAGATGGCGCACTCGACGACAGCGTTGGCGGCGATCAGGTCGCCCTTGAGGCAGTAGTTCGGCTTCCAGCCTTTCGCGATGTTCGCCATGATGGCTTCGTTAGTCAGTGCGCTCATTTCTATTTCCTGCTCCTTTCAAGGCTTCTTTACTGCCCGTTGACCCACTTGCTGGTATCACCGTCGTAGCTGAGGGTGTCGGCAGCGGTCGGCTCGGTGATGGTCACGTCGCCGAGGTCGGACAGGTTGAGGTCGCTGTTCTTCCACTTCTCGGCGGTCGCGTCGTAGACAAGCAGATCGCCGTCCGCGGCGCTCGTGAGGTCAACGTCCGCCAGCCCGGACAGGTTGAGGTCGCTGTTCTTCCACTTCTCGGCGGTCGCGTCGTAGACAAGCAGATCGCCGTCCGCGGCGCTCGTGAGGTCAACGTCCGCCAGCCCGGA